ATCGTTGGCTATCTCATCCAACAATTTTGAACCATCTATGGAGCGCCATTTTGCAGCGGAACCATTGGGGGCAAGCGTAAGCAACCCTTGCGCCAACAAGCGATCTTCGTAATGATTATCAGTTTGTCCTCTCCAGTTTATATTTCCTTCGTAGCCTATTTTTTGCGCCACCGTTTCCAGGCGTAAAATCGCTTCCTGGTCGGTCAGCCCCTCATTGATCGAGCGATGAATCATGATTTCATTATTAACAGGCTCAATACGCTCGCTATGAACCTGTTCGTGGATATAGGTTCGCAATGCACTGCCATATTCTGGCTCAGCTAACAATTGTGGGTTTTTCATTGCCTGGACAAATTTTTCATACATCTCAGGCGATAAGATAACACCCTTATCTGTTGTTGCTGCCAAAGATGTCGGCGAATAGCCTCCCCTCGCTGCAAGCGCAAGATATTCTTTTTGCGGCACAATTTTTGTAGGAACTTTACTTTCGTTATAGACCTTTTGCACAGCATCTCGATACGTAATCGGCTTGCTTCTGCAGCGGCAATGCGGGTGCGCCTGCCGACCTGGCTCAATAACATGCTCCTTACCATCCACCGTGATTCGGAAAGGCTGCCCCAGCTTCACCTGCTGGCCATGCAGCGCCTGGCACACCTTGCACATCCCATTCTGCCCGGCCACCCACTGCTCACCCCAAACCACATCACTCTCTTTAAAAGCCTCATACGACCCCTGGCGATAGGCCGTCATCACTTCGGTTTCGGCAATCCGGGCAGCGCGGTAGTCGGTCGAATCCTTCAGGATGGTTTGCATGCGCTCGCGTAACTTAAGCGGCGAAACACCCTGCTGCAAGGCCGCGTTGATTTCATCGCGCAGCATGGCACGGGTATGATCATCCACCTGGGTCACCAGTTCAGCGGCATGCTCACGCGCCCAGGTTTGAGCCTGCTCAAAAGGCAGGCTGAATCGCGACCAACCAGAAAGTTCCTTGCCTGCATCTTCCTGCCCAATCTGCGCCGCTGGCAACAGGCGGGCGCGCAATGCGTCTTCCAGCTTTTCTCGGAAAGCTTTCCAGCGCACCGGGTTATTCAACAGACCCAGCATTTCAATCGGCGTAAGCTGCTCCAGTTCTGCCAGAATACCCTGGGCCTGGTCGCTCAACGCTGAGCGCAGCCCGCTCTGCAACCGACCCATAAGCTGCGTGAGCTTTTGCTGCGTCTCAGGCGAGATCCCGTCTGCCCAGGCATCAGCCACCTTGTGCAGCTCGTCATGGGTAGGAACGAAAAAATGAGCGCGCGCCGCCCGCCTCCTGGGGGACGGCCTGCTTCAAAAGGGTATTCTCAGTCTCAAACACCGCCACAGCCTGCTCAGCGGTTTGCGCCTTGACCAGCCCGGCCTGCACCTTCGCCAGCATCTCGGGCGGGATCACGTCGCTCTCAAACTCCGGCAGGTTCCAACCCTTGCGCAGCGCCTTGACTGCCTTGTCGCGCCAGATGTCCAGATCGGCCTTGACCGCGCGCGTAAAGTACTGCTGGAACTGCGCGGGCAGCCCCACCGGCTGAAACGCTGGCGCAGCCTGGGCGGGTGCCTGGGCCGGTCTGAATTCCTGCGAAACGCCCAGCCGGTCCTGCACATAACCCAGCGAGTAAGCGCCCATGCCAATGTAGAGTTGGTCCACCTGCGCCATCTGCAACTTGTCGGGAACAGGGTCCAGCCCCACCCACTTGAACTTCAGATCCGGGCGCTTCAGGTAGCGCCGCACGATCAGGTTAAATAGCGAATACAAGTAACCAGTGATCGGCCAGAACATTGAACGGAACTGGATCGCCTCGCTGCCCTGCATAAAGCCTTTGCCGCCCAGCCCTTCGCCAGGGATAATGCCAAACTCGGCGGGCGAATTGCCAAAGGCCCAACAGGCCACCTGCATCAGGTACTTATCTACATCGATCTTATCCATGTCATTCTGCTGGAAGGGATAGACAGGGCTATTCGCCCCTGTGCCGCCCGGCAGCCAGATGATCTTGTTGGCGCGCGCCAGGTCACCCTGCACCAGGGCGTCAAAATACTGGCTCCATAACTCTATCTGGTCCGGCGTCCAGTTTTCCGGAAGGAAGCCGAACGCAGCCGGAATGTTGCCCTCCGTAAATGCGCCGATGCGCTGGGCATCGTGCCGGATGGCAGTATTGATGGCGGTCAGCACCCACTCAATCGGGCTTTCGCCGTAAGGGGTGTAAACCTTCGTATTGAGCGGCCTGTAAAGCAGGCTGGTGGATGGGTAATGCGTGGAGGGCGAGCCATGCAGCACCTGCAAATAAGCGGGCGCGGGTGGCCGGGGCGTGCGTCCGCGAAAGTCCACCAAGGGCCGGATGGTGGTGCCATCGATGATCTCCAGGCACAGGCAGCTTGCGCCGCCCATCATGCCCGGCTCAGGCGTGGTTGGGTAGAGCGTGACCGCGTCCGTCACCAGCAGCTCCTCGATCAGCATATTGAGCCAGGCGTCAAAATCATTCGCGCCATCCGGAAATTCAAAGAAGTCAATCACGCTCTGCGTCTCAACCGTTTTTTCATACGCCACGCCGCTGACCATGACCTTCTTTGTTTCTTTGCCGTTGGTCACGATCTCCCATTCCAGCCCGCGCACCTGGCGTTTGATCAGTTCAATGTTCAAGCGGATTTCTTTGCTGGCAGTACCCAATGCGCGCAAGGCAGAGAAGGGCAGCACGCCGTACCCGGTGCGCGGCGTGGTCACCAGGTTGACACCCGGCTGATATTCGTACAGGTGCGGGGCGTCATCGCCAAACATGGGTGTGGGCGGTGCGCCTGGAGAAAACATGCCCGATTGCGAAAAATACGCATTTGCGGATTGGTGCAAGCGCATCAGCGCCTTGGCTTTTTCGGTCAGGTCAATTCTGTTACTGTTGGCTTCCATTGGCGATCTTCTCCTTTTCTTCCTGCTCACGTTTTGCTTTCAATGCGTCCATCTGCTTGCGGGCATAAGCGGCCATGCCCGTCTCGATTCCACCGGCCAGCTTGGTATAGGCACTGGAGGCCGCATCCACCTGGTCATCGTTGCGGCCCTTGGGGAAGCTCAGGTGTTCGTCAATAAAAGCCTGGTTCCAGCCTGCCTTCAACAGCAGCACGTTATCCGATTCGAGCGCGCTGCTCCACGGATCGGCGCGGGTTTCTTTGTCGCCGCTGACCGGTTCAAAGTGCGCGGGCAGCCCGGCCAGGGCCTTGTTCGTGTCGCGCGCGCTATCCAGACCGGCACTGGCCGGGTCCTGCGCGTGCCAGAGCTGCGCCACCGGCAGCCGCTCCGCAAAACGCGCCCGCGCTGCCTGCCAGGCTTTGCGCATCTCCTGCCTACGCTCAAAGGTGGACCACTGCCCGCGCGCGACCGCCAGAACCCAGATGCGCCCCTGCTGATCAAGACCCATCAACACGCCGCAACTGTAATCTCCGCTGCCGCTCTTGGCTGCCTGGTCCCAATACCAGAGCGCCTTGATGATCTTCACATCATCCGACAGGCTGTCTTGCACCTTGAACCAGGCACGCTTGAACTTGCCGCCGCTTTTCTGGAAAGGCATTTGCTGGTACAGGCTCAGAAAGTTGTATGGGTTCATATTGTCGCGAATGCTTTCCAGCGTTTCGCGGCTGAGCATTTCCGGGCACAGCGCCTCGCCAGGCTTGCGGCCCAGCGGATCGTTCACCGGCAAATAGACTCCATCGCGCATCAGCGCGAGCTGCTCGGCTTCATCACGCGGGTATTCGTTTTCTTCCAGGGCCAGCGCGGGCATGCACAAAATATCCCAGCGATCGGCGCGTGGGTTGTTTGCCATCGCTTTGATCTTGCGACCAGCCAGGTCATCTTCGTTCCAGCGGGTGTGAAACAGGATAATGGCCATGCCTTCCTGTTGACGGGAATACACCTGGCTCTCAAACCAATCGTCCACAACATCCCTGCGGGTGGCGCTCTCGGCTTCTTCACGGCTTTTAAACGGGTCGTCGATCAGCACAATGCTTGCGGCGCGGCCGGTGATGCCGCCGCCCACGCCTGCGGCCAGCACGCCACCGCGGTGCGGGTTGGAGAGGCTCCATTCGCTCACGCTGCGCGCATCGTTGGAAATACGCACAGGTTCATCCACTGCGGCCAGATCGCCAAAGACGGCGCGATAGCGCGGACTGGTCACCAGGTCACGCACGGCCTTGCTGTTGCCATGCGCGCGCGAATCGTTATAGCTGGCGAGGATGAAGTTCCAATCCGGGTGGTTTCCCAGAGCCCAGGCCGGGAACAGGTTGCTGGCCACCAGGCTCTTGCCGACCTGCGGTTGGGTTTCGATCATCAACCGACCGGTGCCACTTTTCCCGCGCGTTTCAACATACTGCACCACCTTGTTCAAGCGATCTTCGATCAGC